CCAATATTTGGGCTTTCTCATTACTGGGATTACCCTTTACTGATGATGCAAGAGCACCAGTAAGACGGGGAGCCATAGCAGAGGCTTTTCGTGATAATTCATCGCTTAAATCTTTGTTAAGTTCTGATCTATCTGTTAAATCTTTTTCAACTTTAGCAAGAGCAGCCTTTACTTGGGCTTCTCCTTCTACTGAAATAGATATAACCTCTGCCATGGCAACCTAATTAAGCAGTTACTCTTGTTGGCTTACCATCAAGAATAAAGTTCACATCAAATGTAAAGAATTCACCTGCTGCTCCACCAATGCTTGGAACAACCTCTGCATAACCAGTCGCTGTGAAGTGTGGTTGTGATACAGATGCTGTTGCATTACCGTGTGGTGCATAAGTGATATTTGTACTTACTCCTGGATTGTCAAACAACCATGAGTGGAATGATGCTGCTGCTGTGTCCTGGAATCCAGTAACAGCGCATGTGAAATCAAGTGAGTCTTCGTAATCTCCGAAACCAAGGGTATTTACAGCAGAAGAGAAAACAACATTGCTTACTCCACCCTGATATTCTGTACCGTCAACTTCGAAAATTATAGACTTGCCTTTAATACGAGCCATTTTAATTTCCTCCTTCAATATCTATTGAAATTCTTATGTTCGTTGCAAGAAATCTTGCACCATTTACATCTTGTATAAATGGTTTGTCAACAGTGAGTTTATTTGCTGTGGTGTATTCCCACATTGCAGGAATAAGAGTGTCTAATGTGTCATCAAGATTTTCTGTTTCAGTTTCATTAGTTGCAAATGGAACAAGTACTAATACCTTCCAATTTGTAGCATAATCTGCATCATATTGATTTTCATATACTGTAATGAATTCTGTATCAGGTTCCATAATCGCACAAAGTGGATTAGGTCTTTCTGGTACATATTTATAGACTTTAGATACACCACCAAGAATGATGGCTGATTCTAAGTCTTCTCTTACTGCCCCAATGTTCATGCAAACCTCACCATATAACGGTTAAGTAAAGGATACACACCAACGAGAGGGTCTCTTGCAGTATTGACAGGTGCTCCATCATATGTTGCATATTGAGCCACACCTGTTGGTGCATTACGACGCTGGAAAAGTTCTGACCCTACTTCAATGTAGCACCGCTTGAGTACACCTGCAGGAACCTTTGTGCTTTTAATATAAGAAGCAACTAATTCCTTTGCTGTATCCCAACATTCTTGTACATAGTCGTCATCATTAGATGATGCTCCTACATATGCTTTCAAATCAGTCCAGTCCATAATCTACTCCTAAATTAATCTAATGGATTAGCAACTATTGTCATTGCCTTTGGTTCTGGAGCAGCGATGCCCAAATATCCATAGACAGAGAATGAATTTGTAAGTGCAGTAATCTCTTCGTCGTTTAGGCGGAAAGGTGCACCTGCAGATTCATAAGTTGTAAGTGCTGCGGAGTTACCAACATAGAATGAACCACCAGCGAGTGATGGGTCCATAACAATTGGTAGTCCAAGAATTGTTCCAGTCAAACCAACAGGGTTGATTGAACCGAATGTGTTTACAGTTGCACCTGCATTTGAAAGAATTGGACGACCTGCGTCATCTACAACCTTAGCAAGTGCTTGGAATACATCGCTTGATACGAGAATTACTTCAAGTGCACGACCTGCGTTGTTATTTACATCAGCAGCAGCCTTTGCAAGTGCGCCAATAACTTCATCCGCTTGCCATGCAGAAACAGATGCTGTATTGAAGTTTGCAGAAGCAGCAACAACTGCAGCACGAGCAGCAGCGTTTGTTACAGCAGCATACTTAGCAACAAGTGCTCTAAATGCTGTGTCTACATAAGCAACAGATGAACGCTCTAATACCTGACGAGAGAAATCTGTGTATCCACCATAAGTCTTAATTGGTGCAGTTTGTGATGTGAGAGAAATCTTGCCATAAGCGAGTGTGTCGCCTTCTGCTTCTTGCTCTGCTACATCAAGTGTGTTTGTATCCAAAACTGGATATTCAACAGTCATGCCATCAGCAGGTAGTGCTGCAGATGAAAGTACATTGAATGTTGGGCG